AATTATTTTTAAATATATTTCCACTTATATCCATAAGCAGTTTTTCTTTTTCCTAAACAAACTTCTCTAATATGCTGTCCTGTTTTTCCAATACTTCTTCCAGCTTCGCCAGAAGTGCTAAAAACTTCTAAAATTTCATTTGTGTTTTTATCAATTTTAGCTACAGGCTTCCCTTGAGAAGCATATCTTTTTGATATAATTTCTTGTTCAGAAATATTATTTAATAATAAATATTTTTTAATAGTTTTTATATCATAACCAGTAATAATATGAATTTCTTTTATAATTTTACCTTCTTCCCATAAAGATAATATTATATCCTTATCTACATAAGGTTTCCCATCGCCACCTTTTGTTGCATTATACCCATTTTTAAAAGAACCATACCATTCAATCCAATATATTTCTCTTTCTTCTGGACTGTCAGTTTCTTCAATTAACTCAACATGAAAATGCTCTATTCCATACTTATTCATAGCAGAATAAAGAGGTCTTTGCTCGCTTTTACTTTTTAATCTTTCTCTGCAATGTTCTTGAAATCTTTTTTCTATTGAATTATAAGTTTTGCCAATGTAAATTTTTCCATTTATATCATTAGTAATTTTATAAATGTATGCCATAACTAAATTGCTCCTATTTATAAATTTGCAGAATCAGTAAAAACAGCACCGCCACGTGAAGGCTTCTGCAATGGTGCCTGCGGCTGGTGGGATTCGAACCCACACGGCTTAAAGCCAAGGGATTTTAAGTCCCTCACGTCTTCCCATTCCATCACAACCGCATATAATTCGGCCCTCGTTCGGCCAAAGAGCCAATATTTTTTCCTTTTAAAGTCTTGAGCCGACCTGGACTTTACCAATTCTATCTTTATTGTGCCTCAAGTAGGGCTGTTCAGAAATTAAACTTGATATTTGGACAATTTGGGATAGAATCAGTTATTAAGGGCGCTGAGTAGCCACAACACTCCAGTAGCTTCGGACACTACTATCTTTATGGGCATCCGCATTTTCCGTTCCCTTATAATATAGGTTATTGTTCCACTATCAACTACTTACAAGATCCTCTTACCTAAGCCTATGTGGAGTAGTATATGAGATTTGAACTCATACCAACTGCTTGGAAGACAGATATGCTACCATTACACCAATACTACACACAGACACCTATACGTACTCGGCGCCCGCGCTATCAAAGTTGCGAACTTCGTAGGACAACATCATCAGTGTTGCTTATGCAATTAGCGTAGTCATTTAGATTCCCTACTACTACGGCGGTTGGCTCCGTTTTAACCTTTCTTAAACGCTTTCGCCAGTCAGCTCTAACAGTCAACCATCGAGTTTCATCTACTGTATAGATATAGATGGAGTTTTTAAAATCAAGACACCCATGTAAATCCCATAGCTTTTATGAAAAACATTTAAATTTGCTGTAAGTGCCTTTTTTCATCTTACATATATATTATATAAATATTTTAAAAATAAATCAAATTACATTTCTAAAAAAACCTAAAAACAGAATCAAATACATCATCAATAAGATTATTTGTATCGCTATAAGTCATATGAAAAGAACCATAGTCTTTAATAAACTTATTCAAAACGTCCCGATAAGCCTTATTAGCTTCAACTACCTTCTCATATGCCTTCTCTACTTCTTTTGCCCTCTCCGACCGTTCAGCAGCTTTTTTCTCTTCAGCCGCTTTCTTTTTCTTTTCTTTTTCTTTAAAAATTTTCTCGGCTTCTAGACAGTCTTTTTCACTGTCATAAGTCTTTCCTGTAATTTCACTAACGTATTTCATTCTAAAATACCTCCTTCTATATTTTAGATTTATAGATATTCCTTTCTATCTATAGAATAGCGGCGAGACAGTAGTTTCAACCTGTCGATTGGGCGCTATGGATTCAACGAACGTAACTGAGGTAGCTTACACGGATTCGTTTCCAAGTGGCCATTAGATGCCTGTGTCGTCCACCGCCGCCTTCTGTGGTGTCTCCCCACTGCTTTCCAATATTGCGCCTCACATTATTGTCTTAAGCCTGTTTTAATACTTCAGCATCGCCGTTTGTAACTTATTTTTATAGACTACTCTTAGGTAGTTACCAAACCTACCAACTTATGGCATGGGCGCCATTAAATTAGCTTCATCAATTTCATTACTGCTTTAATATCTGCAACCTGATCAGGGTTAATTCGTTCAGCTACTTCAATAAAATTATCTACTGCTTTAACCACATTTTCCCAAGCTTCGTCAAGCTCAGCTTCCATTTTTGCAGTTTCCGCAGCTTTTCTTTTAGCGATATAAATTTTTTCGTCTTCTTTACATTCTGCTACAGTAGCGTACTTTTTACCAGTGATTTCACTTACTACGTACATTTTATTCTCCTTAATATTTATATAATATATAAAATAAAACTAAGCCTAAGAAACCATAACAATTTTCCTCTATATACCCTTGTTTGTTTCAATCACAAATATATTTCATAGGAGATATACATACTCTACATACTCTACATACTAAATAATCTTAAATCTTAAATCTTTTTTAATAAATTGCTGAATTAGGCTTATAAAAAATTAATACTCATCTGTACTAAAGAAAACTTGTGGGTCTTCAAAAATATCTCTAGCAATTGTCTCATATAATGTACTCACATTCCCATGAGGATCACCAAGATTATCATCCCAATATTGCACTACATCTTTTGCAAACATACAATAATACACAGGCTTATCAAGTAACCCATCAACTTCAATTATCTCTCTGAAAGCAAGATTGCCTTCAAAAGCAGTTTTAAACAAAGTAGATTTAGAAGGTTCCACATCTTTATTTGCAGGAATTACTTCTATATAAACAGTCTTTCTTCCAAAATCTCGACTCTTTGGAAGAAGTTTTTCAAGGGCGGCCGCCTTATATGGATTATTTACATAAACTCTTACAGCCGTTGGGTCTTCGATATAACGAAGCGTAACCTCTGAATCATATTCAAACAAAGCTTCAAGCTTATTAAAGAATCCAATCCAGGGCGGTGTTAATTTCATTCTCTCCTTTGCCATTGATATTCTCCATTTTTATACAATAACTTCACTGGTCCAAGTGGGGTGGGTCGAACACCCAACGCTAGTTCCCAAAACTAGTATGTTTCCGCTACACTACACCTGGACGTGTCTACTGGCGGGATGTGCTGGATTTGAACCAGCGCGGCGCGAGCGCCCTAACGCTTTAGCAGAGCGTCCTCTTAAACCAAACTTGAGTAACATCCCTAGGTGCCACGCCATTTAAAGTCTAACGTGCTGACTGATAGCGCCTCTGCTTGGGTTCGAACCAAGAACACGACAGTTATAGCTGTCCGCTCCACCAATTGAGCTACAAAGGCATAATTATTTCTCATATAAACTTAAATTAGTCCATTCTACATTCCAACCTCTTTTAGAAACTTGTTTTAAAATTTCATTAAAAACCTCTTCTTCAGAATCAAATTCTCTATAATCAATTCTTCCCCAAGGATAGGCGACTGCTTGATATTTATTTTCACTATTTCTACAGATTAAATAATAAGATTGAACTTTATTATCTAAAATAGTTTTACAAATTTTCATATCACTATATTAACCTTTCTAAAATACAAAAATCGCGACCCAAGGGACTCGTCGTAACACCAAACCTCCCTTAGTTGCAGAACTTTACTGCCATGATATGGACCTCCTGCAGTGACCACAATAGCGTCCGCTGCCGGTGTGCAATATGGCGACCCCACCAGGGCTCGAACCTGGGACAAATTGGTTGCTTACACATCAGCTTACCAAGTTTTTACTACTTCCTCCAATTTATAATCTTTTGCCCAAGTAATTCCTCGAGTTTGGTTATTTTTAGTTGGTAAAAGACGTAATTTTTTATCAGAACCACACTCTTCTACAGGTATTAAATAACATTGATTTTCAAAAGTAGTAGCGAAATAATCTATTTCTTTGTTGGTATATGAATGATGAACGATTTTTCCGTTTAATCTATTTGAGCTACGACAACTAAATTTAAACGAAGCTCCTCCATCTTCACTATGTGATGTTTTACTTTGAACCCTAATAAATTTTCCGTTAGCATCTACAACGAAGTCATATCGTTCACAATCTCCATAAGGAGTTAAAACATTATATCCAAGTTTAAGAAAAGCTAACATAGTTTCAAGTTCTGTAATATTTCCCTTTTGCTTACTATTCATTTTATTTTCATAAAAACTTAGTAAGGTCAAGTAAACAGCCAATCGCTCTACCAGCTGAGCTATGGAGCCATATAAGCTGTAATCTTTGATATTGCACCAGCACGGTCCAGAGTCGAACTTTCCCGTTTGTAGAATCGAACATACGCTTCACAAAGATTTATCACCGTGATATGGATACAGCCTTAATATTAATGACTTAGGTAAGTGTTCACATCTTGAAGGATTCGAACCTCTCCTCTGCTTTTCACGGCAGCGCGCTCTCCTTTACACCACTCGATGCTACTAACATACCATATCATTAATTTTTAAAAGGGTGAGGTTTTTAAAAAAGGTCTCACCGGCACGTATACTATGCCCCTCTATTACATTTTAGAGCTACCCAAGACACACCACGTGGAGGTATGTAATATAGTGTCTCATGGTTGCGGCAGAGAGATTCGAACTCCCAACATCAAGCTTATGAGGCTCGCCGACCTGCCAATTGGTCGTATGCCGCGTCAACGTAGACGGACCGTCGTGGCGGCCGCCCGTTATAAAATTGTTATCTACCTAATAGTTACACAGACTTCGATTTAATGTACTATGTCGGGGTTATTACGGCTATTATCCCTAGGTTAAGTTATTCACCGCTAATCATCCTGTTGATACTGCACCACCAGTATTTAACGACTCACCCATGACGGCCCTTCTACCATCTAGTACAACCTATTAAGCTTCAAACTCCATCTCGCTTTACAGAGGCTTTGGACTCTCATGCGTTGGTGACACATGGCGCGATTACGTTTAATTTGGTGAGAGAGTGGTGTAAGAAAGGAAACGAAAGGATATAACCACTCTCTCATTTTCTATATATATTATATCAAGAAAATTATATTTAGTCAAATTTTAAAGTTCTGCTTCACACACAGGACAGATATAAGAGATAAAGTGTCCTTTATCTTTTACGATATAGTCCTGCTGATCCCAATCACAGCTATACAATGGCTCACCGCACTCTGGACAGCATACAAATTGCTCTTCTTTATCGTACTGAACGCCGTATACATCAACTAAATCGTTGGCGAATCTTTCAAAAGTAGTCATTTTAATTTTTCTCCTTCTTTCATCTTACATATATATTATATAAGAAATTTATTAATTTGTCAAAAATTAAATTGTCTTTGCTAAGAATACGAGTGGACCATTATACTCGGCAGTTGGAGATATCCATGTTTCGTCTTCTTCCAACTCGCAAAAACGTACTTCTGTAGAACCACGTTTTTCCATCCAACATCCATTACGCTTTACCTTAAAATGGAAGTCGGTATCAATTTCTTCACAGTACTCGAAAATACCTAAACGAAAAGCAATTAACTCCTCGTTATCTTCAACTTCATCTTCACTAAAAACGAGTCGAATTTCGTCTTCGAAATCTGCAAGAATCTGTGCAACATTTTTCTCAGTTAAATATTCAAGTACATATCCCATATCTTCGCCATAACTGAGCATGTCATCAGCAATAGTAGTATTATCAAAGTCTCTATCACTGATATACCACTCTCTTACATTCAACGCGAAGCTGCCGCAGTTTCCTTCATCGGGATATTCATCAAAATAATTTGGGTCATTGTTTTTTGTATAATTACACATTCACATTTATCCTTTCTTTATTATATATTTATTATATAAAAAATTTATTATTTTGTCAAAATTATTTTTGATGATATCCTTCATCAAACTTTTGATTGAGTACATCAACAAACTTTCTAGTGTCTGCGGTATTTTTGAAGTGAATAAAAGCCCACTTCTGATTCGGTTGTCTCATGACCTTCGCGCCGAGTGAGTTCTTACAAAAATCTAAATATTCCTTATAAGTCATACCTACAAGGCGCGCCTGCAACAGTTGATATGACGTATGCATTGTGGGCATCCAAATTTCATTAAAATGATTACTTATAATATAAGTATCCAAATCCCAAGGACACTCATCAAGAAAGAAAGCTTTCATCATCCCACTCCTTTCCAATTACATCGATAGTCGGTGCATTAATAAGTCTATCCCAATCAATTGGAGTCAACTCTTTTGGTTCTTCCTCGCTTTGATAGTTGGGGTCAACGTACTTTTTAATTGTCGAGGGCGCCCGCTTGAGTTCCCGCGCGACAGCTGCATAAGTTTTATATTGAAGATATAATTCATTTATCTTTTTTATTTCATCATCAGATACTCTCATTGATTATCTCCTTTAAAATTCTATTAACGGTTGTGATATTCGCATAGGTTCAAAAACGTTATCTTTTAAAAATTGATTAACATTTTTATCTATATAAACCCTATCTGCTTTCATTCCTCGTGCACTTTCTGTAGCAGGAATAACTTCAATAACACTGTCATCATGCAATATTAGGCGAACTCTGTCGCTTTTAAACATAGAATCTTTTATCATTATAGAATAATTTTCTACAAAATTCTCTATCCATTCTTCTGCTTTTCTTCCATTTTCATAAGCTACTATAGTCCGAAAGGGATAATAATTTTTCATTTTAAATCTCCTTTATACACCATTATTATCGGTGAGCCAGGACCGAAATCATATATAATTGGCGTTCCTTCAATAGGAATAACGCACTTGCTCAATGGTACACTCCCTAGCTGGTTTGTCCGTTCTCCAATTAATGATGCGCGGATGTCGGAATCCCCAGCTACCTTCTCGATTTTCTGTAATTTCCATACAACTAATAGCAACAACTTTACCGACATAATCCTTCCAGTTTTCTTTGACTTCATCTGCTACTCCGCTTAAATCACCTACATGTACTAACTGATCTCCATCATAAAGTCCAAGTTTCAACGAGCCTGCCCATCCATAAAACCAATTTTTAGTTATAGGAGTCACCGTCGCGCCCTCTACATAAGCTCCATAGATTGTGGTGTGATTTTTGTTGAGATATTCTGAAGCTGTTATTTTCTCATTAGTAGATTCATCAAACCAAAATTCCCACGTCTCTGGCTCTTTCCCGTTGTAGGTTTGACTAGGTGGATTCGCACCGATAATTACACAATCTACTGTTTCTTGAATTTCCTTTTTAATTTTCAGAGAAATTTTAGAAGAACGTTTTCCTGGCTGATATAAAGCGTCTTTTTGAGTAATAACCATTCCTTCATATCCATCAGCAAGAAGCTCCTGCAATTTGTCCCAAAGTTCCTTACCTGTATAATACTGCGCCCACTCAACATATTCATCTGGATAGGCACGAGCAAAACTGTTCAATAAATCGAAGCGGTCTGCCGCCCTCATCTGTAAATAAGACTTTCCATTCTCTGCAAGCACATCAAATACATAAAGATATAACCTATATTCATCTTTCTCTTGACGCTTAAGTGACTTTGGAAGCAAACAATTCATAATTGAAGTCGTATCCTTCGCACTTTCATGCTGTGGAAGATATGTCTCTCCAAGTAGAACCGTTCCTGGGTCAAGTGCATTTAAGAGATTGTGAAACTGTGGAACCCAATCAACCTTATTTACAAACTCACCTTTTGTATTTTTACTGCGCGGGCGCCAAAAAATTTCACCATCAAGATTCTTTCCCACCATACAAAAAATTCCATCACGCTTCTGAGCGCCGTACCAGTTGTCGCTAAAAATTTTACTTACTGCATTATCTTTTTTCTTTTCCTCGCTCCACGTAGAAGGTGTCGAGTAGTATTTCATGGCATCAAGATTATAAAAATCAATTCCTTCAATTATACAATTCATAAATGTGACTCCCAATTTTCTTCTCTTATTCCTTTAATAAAATTTTGTGCTATATTATATAATGTATCTAATGTCCCATTATTCCAAATACAATAATCATAATCAAAATCAAAAACTTGATCATCGGCATGATTGCCATATTCGCCCTCTACATCAGTTCTCCGTATAATTAAAGCTCGGGCGCCATATTCATCTTTCCAACGTTGAATATCTTTTGGCTCCCTTGCGTGGACAAAACATATCATTTCATTTTCTGGCTCTAGCCATGCTTCACGAATAAAAAGGTCTGAACTTATCGCAGACAGTACATTATTAAAAGAAAAATCATTATAGTTATCAAACAAATCTTTTAAATCGCTTAAAAATTTTCTATCTTTTAATTCTTTGGCTCCGCTCCATCCGCCTAACCTTGCGAGTTCTTTAATTCCGTCTACCATAGAGTAGTTGAAAACGCCGTCTTTTTTCTTTCCACAAAAAGATACAAATGAATCTTTTCCAACTCCACCTTGTCCATTAATACAAAGAATTTTCATTTACTCCACCCATCCATAATATTCATTATTTATATCATTAAACATTTTCTCATCAATGTCAAATTCCTTACCAATAAAATCCATTAATTCTTGTACTGGCACAATTTCTTCTGACTTATATTGGTGCCGGCGCCACCCAAACCATCGAAGATTTCTACGCCGACGTCCAAACTTGATACTAAAACGTAAATAATTCCATAATGACATATCTAAAAAAATAGGTTGTCTGTTTAGGTCGGCCGCCACGGCTGTAACATTAAAGAAAAGTTTATGAGTATTATTATTTGGATTAAACTTATATATAATATAACTTCCCAAACGTTTTTTTTCAACCAATACATTTGTCATTACCGATTGAACAATTTTATCATATTCTTGAATTGTTTCCATATTAATTTCATTCACTATTTGTTACCTCTCATTATTTACTTCATATACTTCCCAGCTCCCATCGAAAGAAGTATAATCAAGTACTGTGTAGTTATTATCATCATCTTTTACTGTCATTGTTATACCAGTGTTATCAACTGCTATACCAACTATCTGTTTGTTAATTAATTTTTCTTCTACACTAGTCATCTTCTGTTCCTTTCATATAAGCTCCACAATTTGGACAAAAAGGTGTATTATTCCAAGGCTGGACGCCATAATCGCATATACTGCATCTATCATTTACCCATTCGCCTCTTTTAAAACCCTTTATAATCGTTATACCTTTAGCATTAAATTCTGTACGTACCTCTTCACGACCTTCTGGGATATTTTCAATTCCACGTACTATTTTTGGAATGGGGTCATCATTTCCCCAAGCTTTGACAAAGTTGACAACATCTTTACGTCTAATTAATTCGTCCATAGGTTCTCCATAATTCTATTTTTTAAATCAGTATTAGAACTAATACCTTCTATTAATAAACTTTTAACCAATTTCATACCAATAACACAACCACGAGCAAAATCACTCTCATTATATTTTTTATTATTTTCAATTTCTAATACCGTCTCATCAATATCGTCATATATTATTTGAAGGACCCTATTTACATCTTCTAAATAAACCAATGTCTTCATTTATTTTCTTTTTTCTCAAACATAAATAAAATTGCAAATAATATAATCCACCAATGGTCAAATTGCCATGCAAGAAATGTAAATCCTACTATTGCAAAACAGTTAATTATTACTACTGCTAAATTTTCCATTTATCCTCCTTTCAATTCTATATATAGTATAGCAAAATTTTTAAAAAAATTCAAATTTAAAATATGAAAAATTGATTTAAATTGAAAATTTTGATAAAATCACGCACGCGTATATATTTAAAAGGAAGAAATTTAATTCTTTATAATAAAAAAGAGCATCATATGCCCTTAATTACTTTTTATTTATTCAGTTATCTCATCCCAACCATATACACCAGGTTCCCAAACATTATTATCAACATTACAAATCCATGTTTTTCCATTATGAGTAACCTTATCGCCTTTCATATATGGATTTGTACTATCTGGTTGAATCCATTTTGGAATCACTTCTGGGTCTGGAATTAATACTTGTGCCCATAATGAAGGAGCATCAGTTGGAGTCCATGTAGATTGAGAAGTGTGTGCTTGTAAACACTTATAAAGAATACCATTATATCTTACTCTCACGCCGACTTCATATTTGAATAGTTGGAATATATTCAATTGTATTGCTTTTATTAATAAAAACGTTTCCGTCAACTTTATTAGTTCCTAAATATACTGCCATTATATTTATCCCCTTTTTATTCTTCTAATGCTGCTGCTACCGCATCGTGCCATCTGATAGGTACTTCCTCTAATGTCATTTTCCCTGCTTTAATTCTCCTTACATAGAAATTAACCATTACTCTCACCTCCGATTAATTCAGCAAGTTCAACAATAGCTTCAGCATTAGCTTCAATATCTCCAGTATTCTGATCTATCATACCCTGTAAATTAGCAACATCAGACTGAATACCATCAATACGAGATACAAGATCCTGATCAATAAAGACTGCATCAATCTTACTATCATTACGTACGCAAGAAACAAGCGTCAGATTATAGCCTCTATAATCTTCGCCAATACTTATTTCAGCAGAATCACCTACAGCCTCTTCAATATCCGCAAATGTAGTATTTGCAATAGTTACATTCAAACCAATCTCTGTCTGATAATAAGAATACATATCAAATGTAATGTTATTAATAAGCATATTAATTTACCTCCTCAATTAACTAAACGAAACTTGATAAACTGTAACTCTATAATCAGAATATTCAGAATTAAGATTAGCAGCAAATGAAATAGTAGTATTAGCCGGAGCATAAAGGATAGCAAAAGAAGTACCAGTATATCCCGTATTAACCGGTCCTGATAAAAGAGTACCACCACTTATATTCTTCAAATTAGGTGCGGTAGAGTTAGCAGTATGATTAATAAAAACAAAACCAGCAGCAGTAGTTTTAACAGAATAAGTGGCACTAGTACGAGCAGTAACATTCTTCAATGTAGTTACACCTAGCGTAACCCCTTTAGATTTAAGCTCATTAACGGCAGCAATAATAGTCTTATTAGTTGTATTAAGTGTACCCGTACCAATTTTATCAACCGCAGTCTTATCTGTACTACTCATTAATCCGTTTGCAGAAGTAGTAGCAACTGGAATCGAAACATTAATTGCTATATTACCTGATCCAAGAATTGATTCATTATTAATAGTTTTAATATTCGTACCACTAACTAAAGCATCTTGTTTATTATTCCACGTATACTTCTCACCCGTCGTAACCAAACTAACATCCGTTCCATCACTCGCCGCAGTTTTATTTGAAATTGTATTACTTCCAAGTGTAATGACTCCATTAGCTATTTTTGCATCGGTAATTCCATATCCACTTAAAGTGGTTGGTTTCGAACTAACTCCTGACCAAGCAACAGAACCAGCAGAACCGGTTACATTTCCATTAAAAGTTGTAGCATAGATATTGGCCCATTTTAAGCTACTGGTGCCTAAATTATAAGTATTGTTAAAATTAGGAGTTATATTTCTAAAAACATAATCATCAGCACCACGAGACATATAAGTTTCTCGCAAGCCCATAGAACCATAATTATAAATACCTAATTGAGCAATTCTAAAAATAGTAGCACTATTCCAATCACTAAAGGTAAATCTAATTTTATTAAAACCACCACCAGTATTATCTGCACCAACCGGCTGATGTGAAGTTATTACATATACGTGCCCTAAGCTATTTGATGTAGTATTATATTTTTGGGTCCAAACATCATTAGTATAGTTCGAATTCATTACTTCAATCTTCACAGATTTTGAACGCCAACCATTATTACCAAAGTCCACATAAATGGTACTAGTCCAACCAAACACTTTATGTAATGTTAACTCTATAGTAATTGTAGTAGTTCCAGATGGATTAATTGCCCAATAAGACCCAGAACCATCAAAACAGTTGGTTAAATCTTGAGATTGAGTTGTATTATCATATTTAATAATAGCACTACCACCACGTTTTAATAAATGAGCAATATCATTGTGTATAAATGGAATGATAATTGGAGAATTTTCTGGATGTATGTTAATATAGCCACCGTTTAAATCATTGGCCGAATGAGTATGACTAGTTGGAGCTGCCCCGATGTTTGCTGCTGTTAGATTTACTTGCCCAGTTCTATAAGCAGTTTCGTCATTACCTTTAACCCCGGTAACACCTGCATTAGTAATAAATCCTGAATCATTAGTCAAATGACTAGTCTTCGTAGGTACATTGAAACTTACTGCTCCAGACTTGTTTGAAATTGCAGTGTGCGCGCCAGCGGTAGTCGTAATCGTAGATACATAAGTTGTATTACTTGCTAAAGCGCCAACTTCAGAAGCCGTATAAGTTGGCTTTGTAGAAGCTTTTGCCCAAGAATAAACGTCAGACGCTGGCATTGAACCAAGTGCTGTTTTTAAAGTAGCAACTGTCACAACATCGGTAGTAGTACCATTAATTGTTTTTGTAATTTTTTTATTTGTAGAATCATAAGCTATAGTAGAAACCGTAGCTGATTTATCTGCTTTTCCACTAATATCTTGATGAGAAGTTAGGAAAGTCGTTCCTTTTGTTACCGTAAGCGCGCCATTTGAAGCAGTAATTGCCGTAACTGCATTACCACTACCAGTTGTAGTTGCGGTAGTAACTGTATTTGTATCTGTAAATTTAGGACTACTACCAACAGTAACCCCATTAATCGTATTCGCTTGAATATTATTCGTAAAACTCGCACTTCCATTAACAACCAAATCTCCAATTGTTGCATCGTCAATAGAAATCGAATCATTAAATGAAACGGGGCCAGAGACAGTACCACCTGTCAACTGTAAAGCCCCATTATCTTTCAACGTATAAGTAGTCCCATTAGGTAATTTAATCTTAGAGATGTTCGCCATCGCGCTCACCTCCCATTAAGCATTGCCTTTTGTTACAGCAACATCTGTATTATTCTTCAATACAGTAACCTTATCATTTGTGCCAACTGTTACAGTTTGATCACCCGCACTTGCTGAACTAATACCAGTTGCAACGCTAACAACTCCCGTACCTGCTGTCGCGCCAGTTGCAAGAGCAATTGTTGGCTGAGTTGTAACTTTAACTCCAGTAAGCGCAGTCGCAGTTGACGGCGTGCCTAATCCAGTTAGCGCCGCTGCAGAAGACCCAACAGTAACACCAGTAACTACTGCATCGCCCGTACCTGTAGTAGATGTGGCACCAGTGGCAACCGTCACCGCTGTACCAGCTTTAGCAACTGTTTTATCACTAATTGTAACAGCTGTAACAACATCACTACCAGTACCACTAGTAGCAACACTACCAGTTGCAACTGTCTTTGCAGTTCCCAACGTTGGCGCAGTACTATTAGCTCCAGTAATAATTAACGTCTCTGCATCATTACCACTGCCCATTGCAAAATTCCAAGTCGAAGCGCTACCTGCACTTGTAACATTCGGCACAGTAGTTGTAACCAATTTACTAGATGTTTTCGTAACCTTTGACACAGTTTCGGTTCCATTGGTTGGAGTAATACTTGTAGTAACTAAATTCTTTCCAGTTTCTGCGCTAACTGATTTAACAAATGTATCAGTTGTTGTATTCGGATAACCAGTTACCGCGGTCGCAGTACCGTTTGCTCCAACGGCGGTACCACTGGCAGTAGCTTTAATATTAGTAGTCGAAGGCGTAACAGTAATAGTCGGCTTATTTACCGAAAAAGTAGTAGCTTCACCTAAAACTACATCAGTCTGTTTTGATAAACTAACACCAGTAACAACATCTGTTAAATTAACTTGTGTATCTCCAATTTTTTCCCAAGTTTTACTTCCAGAAACTCCAATTGGTACATACTCATCATATATATCTAAAATTTCACTTGAAGGATTAGTACTAGATTTTACTAGATAAAAACTGCCAGCCTCCGCGCTATCTGCCTCAAGAGTACCTGTATAATTAGAACCATTATACTTAACAACCACTCCTTTAGGTATTTCTGCTACAACTGGCGCACCAGTACCATCCCAAGCAATAATAAAAGACACTCCGCCACTAATCATTTGACGAGCTACAGCGTCTTTTATATCATAGCTATTACCAGAAGGTAATTTAATTTTACTAATTTCTGCCATGATTCGTCTCCTTAATTTCTATTTAGAATTAACGTTTCCTCTTCTAATTCGCCAGTTATTTGCTCTTCAGCATCATCAACGTTAATTTTATTATTCCAAAAAACTTTTTCACCTAACGTTACATGGATGTCATAATCATTAACATGGGCTATTAATAAATCACGAGTTCTTTCATCTACAAAAGCTAAATCTTGAACATAAGCATTTCCTGTACCTATTTTCATATTTGGAATATTAATAACTTTTGTAACCATTTCACCATTTTCTTCTATATTTAAAGTTCTTGACTCATAATCCTCATATATAATAACCTCACCTGGCAGTGGAACAAAACCAATTGCTTGATTCCAATGTTCAGTTGTATCTCGTTTTAATTGAATTCTTGAATTAACTGTAGCACCCATAGTACACCTCCTATATAACTGTGGTACTAGTGCCACAATCAAGTATTAAATCATCAATCGACAATTCATAATTATCTAAAACCAAACCATTACCAGCTGAATAGTCGCCCACATATTTCAATTCTGACCATGTAGACGTTCCATCTCCATATTTTAATTTATTAACATCCGTTGAGAGCGCCGGCTCGCCTAAGCGTAGAACGGGATCGTGTTCAATCCATTCAGCTTCCGTCGCCCTACGCAGTTGAATTACTGCTTTAATCCTTTTTCTCGGCGTAGCCATATCCGTTTACATCTCCTCCGTCATATATTACAACTTCATCATATAACTCTTCAGAACTTCTATTAATTCCCATACCCGGTGAGAAGTTTCTTGAATTAGACTTTAAAGAAGGTTTAAAATTAGAACGAGAAGAAGAAAACTTAGTTTTAAAAGTCGTAGATAAACTATTATTTTGAACTTTCATTTATATCTCTCCTTCTTTTAAAATACCCATTATACGTTCTTGTATTGGATCGGAGCTATACGCTTCTCCGTCTAACGTTTTAACTCTAATTTGAATTACCGCTATGTTTTTTCTAGCGGCTGGATAGAATTTAAATTTCAAGGTATCTTCTTGAGTTAAATGTAATTCTACTTGACAAGAAGCTTTTTCTTCTTCTGTTAAATCTTCTACTGTAAGATCTTCACCTAACAAATCAAGAAGATTTATAATTGTCATATCTTCTTTTGATTTTTCTAATACTATTTCTTCATTCTGTAAGTAAGTTACATAAATGGTATCAATTTCTTCTTTAGTAAGAGGGATTATAAAACTATGATATGGTGTTGTTCCGCGTGTAATCATCTAAATCACCTCACTGAAAATTCTCTATATAGTAAGTAGAAGATACAGTAACCAACTTTATCTTTTTAATTCATAAGAAAAGAACGGAAACTTCCGTTCTTTACATCAGCAGAAATTATTTACTTTACACAGACAACTCTAATCAAATTACTACCAATTGAATAACATTCACTCACTTCATAATCTGAAAATAGATATGAAACTTTGTCAGTATCAATAACAAACATATTACTAAAGTCTTCTTTAACAAAGTCCACATCATCTCCTTCGACTACGAAATCAACAATTGTAATAACCTCATCTCTATCATTATTATCATCCATATAAAGATTAAAATCAGTAAGTTCATACTGTGCTTCGAAAGTTTTTGCTTTCACTATATTATCCTCCTATCAGTAATTAAAACCTGACAGTTGAATAACATAATAAATATCCTCTATTTATAGTATACCATATAATATATAAACTGTCAAATTTTAACCAAATACAAAGGACGGACTCGGCGCCCGTCCTATTTAAATTATTTAATTTTGCTTAGTGCTTCAGAAATAGCCATTTTCATTGCTTCATCTTGAGTTTCATTCATCATAGCTTTTAATTCGCTAATCATTTCCTGCTTATCTCCAGTGCCAGAGTATCCTCTAGCATAGCTATTTCCTCTAGCCATAGAATACATTGGTGTCTGCTCATATCTTGGGTCATAATACAGATAACTATTTCCATCCATTCCACGAGCATAACTACCGCCATCATATACATTACCCATAGAATAGCCGTATGAGTTTCCGCCCTGGCCCATGCCCTGGCCGCCACGTGCGTATGAATTCATCGGCTGACGTGGATCATAGTCGGCATCAATATAATACTTTCTCTGGCTATAACCCATGTCCATTCCCATTTCCTTCTCTTTTTCTTTTTCTTCCTTCTCCATCTGGTACTTTTCAATTTTCCTCAAATTCTTTTCAGATTCTAAAAGGTCTTTTAAAACATCAAGGGTCTCATGGGAATCTAACGTTCCTTTCTTTGCAATATCTTCTAACTCTCCACAAATCATCGTACGGAGAGTATCCATCGTTTTCTTTTCCATATCAATCCTCCTTATGCGATTCTTGTGATTACGAGGTTAGAATTAGTTACGTTAATTGCTGGAGCTGGTGTACCTGTCGCATCGTCTACCAACCCGCTTACGGCGCGAACGCCAATAGAATAGCAACAACCTCTTGGTACAGTTATAATAGCTGTTGAAGTTACGTTACCATATTCTTCTACTGCCGCAGGAGTAATAACCGCTCTGCTTGTAGGACGAGCTTCGCCGTTGGTCGAGATTGCAACAGCAATCGGACCAACAGTTCCACCCTCTGGAAGTGCGATATTTCCATTATATGTCACTTGGTATCTAGCAAAGCAGCCAGTACAGTTCCCGCGCAGAATAAAAATTCCAGTTTCGTCTTCATGAATTACATTTCCACGATTACATGGAATAGAAGCACTGAATACAATCGGTTGGTTTAATTCAACCAATTGTGTTGCATTAGCTAAATATTCTGCCATTGAACCTACCTCCTATTAAAATGCACAACCGCAACCTGTGTTGCATCCGCAACCTGTGTTGCAACCACAGCCATTCGGATTCTGAACAATATAAGCCGGACGAGGTACTGGCGCAAGATATTGTTCAAGAGCATTAGTCTGTGCATCATTATTAGCTAAGATAGCTGCGGTCTGCGCACCTTGAGAAGCAGCAAGATTTGCCATAGTAAGCTGTCTTTCAAGGTCAGCAATTTTTTCATTCTTAGCATCAATCTTATCCTGACACATTGTATCAAGAATCTTTTGAATACCAGCGTTCTGATTTGTCAGAATATCTCTGATACCCTCATTTAAAGCAGTTCTATCAGCGCAGTTTTCAGTTGCGATAGTGTACTTTAAATCAGCAGAAGCTAATCTGTTTTCGCAGCAACAGTCAGCAAATTGAGAACCTAACTGATTAAAACCTTGAGCCATAGCTGTCTGAGCTGCGAAGTTCTGATTCATATCAGCCATCTGACGAGCATTAGCTGCGATTTCAGCCTGTGCGAAACCATTGGAAATTGCTCCATTTACACCCGCAAAACCATTGCAAAGAGCAGATGCAGTATCAACAAAACCATTAGTTAAGCTAGACTGAATACCAGATAATCCGCCCATGATTGCGCTCTGATCAAAGCCTCTCTGTACGTCAGAAACCACATAACCAGCTCCGCCATTTCCGTTGCCGCCAAAGCCATTACCCCAATTACCATTGAACATGAATAAGAAGAGGATAATTAACCACCAAGCGCCATTACCATCGCCGAAGCCATAACCGCCATCATCATTTCTTCCCATGATTGCAGCTAAATCAGCAGCACCCATTCCTTCATTTGTTAAAGACATATGTTTGTCTACCTCCTTATAAAAGATAAATTAAAAGATAGATAAACACAAGACATATATTTTATTTAATTAATTTACTTAACTGATTAGCCATTTGAGCATATTGATTAAATTGCTCTTGTGACATTTTGCCAGAGTTTATAAGCTGTTTAACTTGTTGCTCTGGATTTCCCATAAAAGTGGAGCGGAATTTGTTAAATTGATTTACGAAATCTCCCATTTGATTTGTGGGATTAGGTTGTTGAAAATCGTTAAATAATGAATTCATTCTTCTTCTCCTCCTTTTCCTTTGGTTTTAACTCTGCGAGAATACGTTCAAGTTCTTCGTGTGTGACATAATCATTCTGCGCCGAGGTTGTTGTTTCCTTGACATCAACTCCAACTTCTTTATATTCGAATGTACGTAGTGGCAGCGGCATACCAGAAGCATCGGATGATTTGATGTAGAAGATATTAGTTTCACTATCCATTAACAATGCTTTCTGACCTGCTGGTACTGGAACCGATCTGGCGCCAGCTTCACCTTGTACCCAGTTGATTGCGCCTAACGTACTCTGCGCCGGAGCGGTAGTCGTCCATGTCTGTGCAGGAGCGGCACCGGCGCCATATCCGTATTGTGTATTCGCATAAGTCTGCGGAAATAAATTATTATAACCTGCCATTTCTTAACTCCTTTTAAAATAATATATCGGTATCTCATTACCAGAATCCCACGAGTCGAAATAGTATCCATTTTTAACGCATACAACATGTTCACCTGTTCCTAGTATATATATACCTCTTGGATGTTCGTAGCAAAAATCTCTTACTGTATAACAGTCTGGACAGGTATCTGGTATTTGATACTTCTTAAAACCTTTCTTTTTTAAATACTCTCCCCATACTCTGTTAGCTGATGGCATATCATACATCATAAATCCTTGTGTAATTATTTCCATATATGTTTTTTCCCATGTTTTATTTAATGCACAAGATATAGCGCGAATAACGCAATCACCAACAGATAAACCTAATGGGTTTGGATTATAATAGACATAAAACATTTTCTCCTCCTAATGGTGTTTTGAGCCTAGAATAGTTAGTTATTTATTTTTACTCTAGGCTCAAAAATGTCTTGTGCCTATCGGTTACTATTTGAGCAAAAGAGTTGAATTATTAAAAAAAATAATTGAACTTGTTCACTCGTATATAAAGTACGATTTTTGTAAATAAGTTCAATTATTTTGAGTCAAAGAGTTGAAAAATTTTTGCAATAAAAAAAGACTATGTTTCCATAGTCTTTATCCTTTATATCTAACTACGTAAGCAGAACTTAATGATTTATAAGAAGCATATCTGCTCTTAGCTACCTTCTTCATAGCGATAGAATCTTTAGTAAACCCGCCGCCAGATGCTTCAACTAAATATCCTTTACCAGCGTACATCCATACATGGGTTTCTTTCATAATAACGTCGCCAACTTCTAAATCTGAATAAGGTACATCCTTAACTTTTCCAAGAGTTTTAAAGTTATAAACTTCCCAACGCTTCGGATCCATTCCAGTCGTAGAATTGGTCTTCTTACATTGCTTAAGCATCTTTTGATCCTTCGCGCCATGTGCATAGGCAGAGAATATAAATGGATTGCAACAATATGTCTTTTCCCATTTGCTTCCCTTCTTTGCTTTCTTTGGTCCAGTTATATTAGTACCGCAGAAATAACAACCACCATGATGCGCGCGTTGACCAGTTCCATACATGAAGGAATTGTCTCTTGCAATTGAGTTAGCCCAGTTAACTGCCCTCATTGGCTTGGTTACTTCTTTTTTAAGTTGCTTTAAAGTTTGAGTACCTACTACACCATCTTCAATTATATGACGAGTATTTTGTAGGAAAATAGTTCTTTCTTCTGTTTTATCTCCGAAAACTCCATCCTCTACAATATCACCATCTTTATGACCTTTAGTAGCTTTATTTAACTTCTTCTGATATTCTTTTACATCGTCTCCAGTATCACCTTTCTGCATCTTCTGAACTGCTGAAACTTCAGACTGAGGTTCTACTGTATTCATTTTCTTCTCTGGCGCCAACGCCTTATTGATAATCCAATTCATATCAACATTGCCGCTAATACCAGATACTCTACCATTACTCTTATACTGTTGCATATCAACATCGGTTACTTTATCAGATTGATAAAGTGCATACCAATGACTATAAGATTTTAAATCATCCATATTGTAATGATTGATTTTATAGTCATAATTATAATAGAAACCACCCTTATAGCCAAGTTCTTCAATTTTCTTACAGAAGTTCTTAGTCATAGAAGTAACTAATGACTTAGAAGGATTAACACCATTTCTCTTCGCATAGTTCAATGAGTCATACTCAAAGTCAAAGTATACATATTTAATCTTATCCTTCCATGGACTAATGATATCAGCACAGTAAATAGCTTCATTTTTCGCCATATTATTCGTATAAGCATAAGAGAACCAATAAATCATAACTTGAATTCCCGCATTTAGCGCGCCTTTGATATTCTCCTTAGCTCTACTGTCAAGATTATTCTTTCCATAGCCAGCACGAATGACCGCTGTACCAACTCCGTTATCTTTAACCTTTTGCCAATCAATTTTGCCCTGATGGTCAGATACATCAATACACTTAATATTCTTTTTTGAAGACGTCGATGGCGCCGGCGCTGTAGAAGTAGTCGTAGCTTCTTTCTTCAACATACCCGGTACATAACCAACCCAAATTTGAGGAATTAATCCTCTCATCTGTGCCTCATATGTATACCACCCTGTATGGTCACGTCCGCCAGAGTCTCTCGTATAAAGCATATGTTTTCCATTGGATACTTTATAATCTGTTACCGCAACATAATGTCCGCCAGTAGTCCATGTGATACCACCACGAGAACCTGCGCTAAAAAGAAATACTGCACAGTATCCTTTTTTCATATAACTCCATACATCTTCCATCTTGGACACATTCTTTACGTCTTTAAGTCCAAAATGTTTCATTGCAGCTGGTATGCCATTCCAAGCAGTTCCATTATTGCGAATGGCATATCCATTATTCTGCATATATTTCGCCACATCCCATGGGGTTGTTTTACCATCTACGGCATAGGCTAGCATAGCTACGGATGTTGGTCCGCAGCCAGCCATTGCCATTGTAGACGATCCATTATAATTTTTAGAACCCCAACGAGAATCGGCTTGTTTATATGTTTTATACCCCATTATTCATCACCTTCTTCGTTAGTGAAGTCTTCGTCATATTCTTCTTCCATTTCACCACCGTCTTCAATTTCATCGTAGAAATTTTCGCCGTCGATATTGCCAGCAAGTTGTTGTTTTTCTAACCGCATCATTCCAGTATACTTTGCGGAAGTTTCATTGTAATCGTTGTTATAATAGGTTGTAACAAACGAAACTGCAAAGTCAGATGCGATTGTTAAAATCGTCCAGATTAAGGTTACAATACCAAAATTTAATCCATTAACAGCGGCGCTGACTGCGTAGACAGCTGTGTTTGCAGATACGACTATACGTAGTAGTGTTCTAAGTTTTGTTCCGTTATTCATTTAACGCCTCCAATAAATTATTTATCATGTCTATATGTATACTGTTTATTTACAATGCCGTCTTCTGTCATCAATAAAGCTGAATGAATTGGTACTTCTGAAATAGCAGCGTAAGCTAAGATTGTATGATATTTATTTTCTGCATTATCCAATTCGTCAAATGCATTAGATAAAACAGAAATTGTGTCTCCGGTTTGAATTTCTAATACTATATATCTCATTATTCAAATCTCCTTTTTAATTTCATAATTTCTACCTTAAGTTCTTTTATTTCTTGATGTTGCTCTTGTATTAATTTAAGCATTGGTGGTATTATATAGTGTTCATTCCAAGTTTCTGGTTTTCCTTCTTGATTTAAATCTACTGCTATTGGATAAATTTCATATAAATCCTCTGCAATAAAACCTGGCAATGGTATACCATAACGACTATCTTCTTTATTAATATAATCACTATTATAAAAAAATTGTATGACTTCTGCATTATATAATTTATGAGCATTAATTGATTCATCTTCTAATGAACCAATGCCATGTTTATAACGTCTAGAAGAACCACTACTTATAGTAGCAAAATAATAAGAACTTAATCCCTTATTACTTCTATTAGTGTCTTGAAAACATCCAACATTTCCAAGAGAAGAAGTGGATTTTCCAGTTTTCTGTAAACCAAAATATAAATAAGCTTGACCAAATATTCCTGAACCATCGGCACTACTATGAGAATTCTGAATCCCCGGTATATTTACATCTGTTCTTAAATAAATTTGACATCCAGTGCTAGATCCCGTAATACGACCTATTTCTATTTCGGTACGATTATAAGCATAGCTTAACCTAGTTCGATAATCTGTTATCTTTATTGCTCCTGCTGAACCAATAGTAGAATTATGCGATAAACCTAAATCAATTGAAGAAGTTGATGAACCTACAGCTATATCTAATATCCCACGAGATATAGAAGAACCAGGATTGTCAGCAATAAAAACATTAAAAGACCTATTAGTTAAATAGAAATACCCATTACAAGAAGGCAAAGATCTACCTGTACCAGACACATTAAATTTAAGACCTTCAGAATAAGAAGAAATTTCTCCTCCTCCTATGGTTCCATCGGCAGGTAAAAAAGCAAAGCCATTTCCATCAATAATTATATGATAATCATTATTTGGTCCAACTTGCGAGGTGCTTCCAAAACTTGCAACCAGACTTCCTTTATAAACTTTTAATCCATCTGCATTTACATTAGCATAATTTGTGCTATCTCCCAATCTTAAGTTCTCTGCTTCAAGCCTAATCTTCTCAGTTCCACCTTTAAACATTGAAACTGCCGTAGAATTCAATTGTAAATAATTCGACGAATCATTTGTATTATGAACTTTAATTCCTTCTTCCGCACTAATATAAGTTATATACTTTGCAACTTCCCCCGCAACTTCATATTTATTATCCGATTCAGTCTTCGTATATACATTACTTCCACTTTGAACCGTTAATACTCCACTAATATTTGCGCCGGAAGCATATAAAGCTCCATCTCCAGTAACTCCAAACTTGTCTCCAATTGCAAATCGAAGCCCCGCTCTTGAAGTACCGTTAATTGTTCTTGTAAAATCGGCTGATGATAAACCAATTGAATTATCCGCATTTGAAGTAATTGCTACGTCATTAGTGCGAATACTCGTAGAATCAATTTTAAACCCGCCGATTGTACCTCCAGTAGCAGAAATCGTGCCAGCTATACTAACTCCAGAAGCATAAACTGTTCCGTCGGCGCGCACTCCAAACTTCGTACCAATGACCTGTTTCCAATCAGTTGCCGCCTGGCTATTAATTGTTAGTGACGAACCGTAGCCATCAGTAGACAAATAAATGAATCCGCTCTGTCCAGCGGTACCAAATCTAATTCCGCCTTTCGTAAGTACCAATCCACTCGATGTAAGTGACGCATCTATAGTGGTTGTTCCAGGTCGATAGAAATTCAGCGCGGACGCACTTAAGGTCATAAATTTATTAGATGCTTTACCTAGTTCTAATCCATCTGACCTAGCAAGTAAATAACCACCAGTTTTTCCACTTTTAAACGTGTCAATCGCAGTATCTGTTATATAGGCGCCGGCTTCTAACGTACCCGATGTCGTCGGATTAAACCAAAAATGCTGTTCCGTTGCCCTTGCAATCGACAACGCACCTTGAGCATCTTCGGCGACATTTACGGCGACCGATTCAGCTTGTGCGGCTTTTTCTTCAGCGCTCGCTGCGATTTCGTTTGCTTCGGCCGCCGTAGCCATCGCATCAGTTATACCTTGGTCTTTATATTTAATTGTTTCAGTTGTTGGTGCAGCGCTGTATGTATTGACTACTTTAACCCAGTAGTTTGGTTTTGTACTATCATAAGCTGGTATTGTTGTTGACCAACTTGCATAGTTGTCTGCTGGGGTTCCGCTTCCATAATTGCAATATGTTGTTGTTGTACCCGTTAATCCACGTCCTGCCGCACCCGATGAACCTGTTGAACCAGTTATACATACGGCAGTTCCAATTATGTCGGCAGTTGTTGCCGTTCCAGTTTTATGGGTACGGGTTCTTTGCCATATGTAATAGCCCTGTTGCCAAGTTGGTCGAGTTGTTGACCATCCAGACGTAGGAGCTGTTGTACTGGACTGATTTCGGGCATATTCGACTACGATACTTTCTATGTCGTTTGTATCGGTAATTGTAATTGTCCCATATGAGATTTGTCCCATAAGTTTTCTCCTTTAATCCTTTTTGATTTATGTTGAATGCGCGCGGTCAATTGTTTTAGAAAATTTATTGAACGGGCGCCGTGTATGATTAGTTGACTGTGTATGTATTGTTGTAGAGGTCGAGGACGTCGTCGGCAGAAAGGGCGGTTGCATAGGCCCTAAAATCACACAACTTACCCGCAAAACCATCTGAAGTTGTGCTACGCTTACCAAGTTGTAATTGGTTAACTGAATAAGTCCAATTAGATGTATTGCTTGTAGCGGTTTGTTCTACTCCATTAATATATAATTTACGAGCAGTTGTACCAGTTTTTACTATAACAAAGTGATACCAGGTGTTAGCTACTAAATTTGCTTTACTAAAAGTATTTGAGTTACCTGCTCCACTGGTGCTACACAAAATTCCAGTTGACATTAAACCTAATCCAATACTAGAACCGTTATCTACTAAAATAATTGATTGACCAGATGGTATAGTATTCCACTTTGCCCAAACCGCTATTGTTTGAGTCCCTGTTGGAGGGGAATCTAAATAGATATAATTACTTCCTGTATGTACTGAGCTTACTGAATACTTCGGTGTGTCACTCGTCCAACTAAACGTACCCGTTCTCGTTCCATTATTGCAGAAGCCCGATGTGTCATATTCGGTTGTTGAGTTGAGGCCCATTGTTGCGGCGAGTGCATCGGAAGAATTCGGACACCATGGGGTTGCAATTGAGCCTTCTTCTATTTTAATATTTCTTACTTGATAACTAACGTTACCATGATTAAATATATGTATACCCCAATAACCATTCTCCCAATCAGGTTCCACATTCATATTTGCATTGTCATAACTTGTAAAAACTCCAGTATTAAATGTTAATGAACAATAAAATCTTTGCCAAGAGGTAATAGGAATATGATTGCTTTTTGCATGTATTAATGGTACTGTTTTATATCTATATACTCTTGCTGAAGAATATGGACTAACATTTGTTCTAAACTCAACTATTGGTCGATATGTAGCATCAGATGATTCTGCTTTTATGTCTGCACTAACAGTAATTGTTTTACTTTTATAATCCGCCAATTTTAAGCCATTATGCACACCGACACTTCGCCATGCTCCATCACCAGTAAGTGTTGCCACGCCATCTGCAATAGATCCAACAACCCAATTACATTTATTATTAATTGTATGCATTTCAGCCGTGTTCAATGCTAAATTCTCCTGTCCCCATCCTCCTCTATTCAACGGATAGTGTAATACAAGTCCTTGCGCTAACTTCTTAACCTCAAGTGGAGAAAGACAGTGGTCATAGATTCTAAAGTCATTTAAACACCTAATACTTGACCCATTAATTGGATAATCATAATTAAATGCTGTTCTAGTATTAACTCCATTATAAGTACCGTTTAATACACCATTTTTATATACTAATAATTTAGACCCATCATATACTAAAGCACAATGAGTCCACTTATCTGCTTCGAAAAAACCACTTATCGAAAAACCAATAAAAGTAGAATTAGAAGTTTCACTTTGCCAACTAATATGCAAATCATTAGGGGTTGGATATTGAAAAATTGAATACATTCTATTATTTCCAGCACTCATACTCGACTGTCCAAAAATAACACTTGTTCCACTAGTGCCAATCGGTTTAAGCCAAAAACTAAAAGACATATGAGTACCATTAAAAATAGAATTAGAGGAAGATGCTGGTATTGTAATAATTCCATCGCTAAAATATTTTTCACCTAGTTTTCCACCATTGGTAAAAGTCGCTCCATTATTCGTAATCGTTACATCATCTAACCCCTGATTTCTCAAATCCTTCGTCAGCGGCAACCATACTCTTAAACTCATATCTCTCCTTTAACTCCTCAAATAAAAATTCTCCACTATTTAAATTATACCATACCTCTCCTATAAAGTCAATTTTCCACTTAATAACTCTACTAATCCAAACAAAAAAGACGAGCCCTATTGCTCGTCTCTTCCGTTTACTTAACGTATATAACCTTCACACCGTCGCCTTCTTCGTAGTATTCATCAATCCTAAAATCATCCAACACATAGCATGACCCTAAAATCTGAATTGCAAAAGGAGTCTCTGCTTTTTCAAACTCATCAAGTGTACACTTAATAAGTATCTCCAAAACATAAGTCTCTCCACCGTCTACAGCGCCGGTGCCATAGAAATTAAACTCTACTAAGTTATAACGTCTGCCTAAAGAATTAATATACATATCGTACCTCCTTTAATAAAATGAAACTGACTCACCAATGGCGCGACATGCTTCTAACTCAAAGGAGGTTCATATTTAATTCTTAATTATATTATAGGAAAATTTTTGAAAATTGTCAAATTTTAACTATGCACCATAATCAACTTCTACATCAAAAATTATTTTAGTATCAATTAAACTACCATCAACATATAAAACTTTTCCGCTATATGAATCACTACCATTATAGCTAACGGCCTCTCCATTCTTATCTCTAAAAGTCCATGTATATGTTCCTGTATATCCTTCCGTACCAGTTGACCAAGTATTACCACTTTTAACCTTATAAGTACACAACTTATTTGTAGTATCTAACAAGTAACATTTAGTCCCCGCCGCAGAAGCGGTTGAAGTTACGAAATCAGTTGTCTGAATCTGATCAACCTCTTCACCATTTAAGTAAATACGCGCATAAACCGCACCATATCCGCTACCATTAATAAGTTGCTGTCCCAAAGAAGAGAAAACTTCCACCTGCAATGGGTCACTCTTATCTCTAACTGCTCCATATGCAGAATATGGTTTACTACTATATGTCGCTACACACTTAAAAGAGGCATATCCGCTAACCATACTAGGTGTAACAGTAAAAGTCGAAGACGTCGCACCACTAATTGCATCATACTTATCCGAGGCACTAGATGAGGAACTATATTTATACCACTGATAAGTAACTCCACTCGTAACAACGCTAGAACCTTTCGTCAATTGCGTTGATAAAGTAACATTATTCTTCTTATTCTCAATAATATCTCCATTAGGAGCAAAAACTTGTAAAATAACCGCATCACTACCCGCAGTACCAGCTAATGTCTTATTCCAAGAAAATCTCATTGGCACAGTCTGACCTGTTTCAGTAATTGTAAAAGTAAGCGTAATTTCTCCACCAGACGCACCATTTAAATTACTCGCCGGGAAATTCAAAGTAATCAATCCCGATCCACTCGCACTAGCATTACTACTAACCGCCGCAGTAATTCCAGAACCAGTTGGAATACCAGTAATATTCGCACTAGTAATCGTAGCGGCCGCCCTGCTCGTACCTTTATAACAAGTAAACGGTATGTTAACTGTAGTTGCCGTTTTTACAACTCCTGCGCTTGTACAAGCAATACTCTCGTGAGAATTACCTAAAATAATAGTATAAGCTCCATCGCCCTTCGCGCCAGTTTGTCCATCGTCTGCAACAACAATAGTTTGTCTATCTAATATCTCACCAGACCCGCCTGTCTGATATAGCTCGACCTCCACACTTGCTAGAGTAGTAGTTGAACTCGGATCACTAAAAGTATAAGTCAAACTTGGTGGAGTAGTAGAAGTAGTCATATTACCCGCACCTTGGACTTGCGTTCTAGTTCCTGTAGTAGTTACAGTATAAATCTTTAAATATCCTTGATAAGCAGTCTTCGTATTACCTTCTATTCTATTAGCAGAAAAAGTAACACTCGCTGGACTAAAACTTTTATTTATATTTCTATTAGTTACAACAGTTGGACATACTAATTCATAATAAATTGGACTAGTACCATCAGTACCCGTTTTAACCTTTGTTAAATTTAAAGTCTTATTTAATGGCGCGCTGCCGCTCTTGGTAGCTGTAAAACTAATTGCCGCAGTATCAGAATCTGCTGTCCATCCGGTTAATGTGAATACTCCGTTTGTAAAAGTTCCAGTAATACCCGATGGTCTTGTAACAGATAATGACCAGCTACTTGTTACATCATCACTACCTTCATAAACTTTTACCTCTGTAACAATCTCATTCAAATCAATCGTCGGATCACCCTCAGAATCGCAAGGTATTAACTGATTATCATTAGTTAAAGCCATTACAAAGTTACTATCACCTGCTACGCCATCATATAATTTAGTAATATTAACTATATCATAAGTATCTGAATCAGAAGTTAATTTCTTAATAGTAGCCACCCTATTATTAAACAAATTATCTTCTGAGGCAGCAATAACAATAGTAGAACCATTAATCGAAGGTCTGGCCGCGGTAGTCGGTAAATTAACAAACTCTCCAGAGCTATTTAAATATTGCCAATTACCATTAGTTACCGTATCAGATAAAGTCGCCGTCAAAGTAATATTTGCCGGCGAAACAGTGGTTTGGTCTGCAGCATATTTAAAAACACTTTGACCTGTTATATTACAAGTCTTTACTGTAGCTGCATTTTTTACTAAACTAAAAGTAATCTGCCCAACTGCCGTCAAAGTCGCTTGTGATTCTGGTTCTATATATGTTCCAGTACAAATATAAGTAACCAAACTCGTAGTGGTATTAAATTGATTTCGAGTTACACTTAATACTCCATTAGTAACCGATTCACCCGCTGCCGATGAAATTGCTGTTGGCGCCGCAGAACCAATTTGCTTTGTCCATACAATGGTAACTCCGTCAGCAGTCGGAGAAATTGGAGAACCAGCATAATATAAAGTTGGTGTTAAATTTAAATTATTGGTTCCCCAATTTGGTGTATAATTTCCATCATCTGGTGTATAAATAACCGAAAGTGGCATATTACTTGTAGGATATATGCTAAATTCTCCCACGTCTGTTATGTCGACAATCGTTATAGAACCATAACTTGATGTTGCCATTATCCTTTTCCCTCCTATAAAGCTACTTCGCAAATAAAAATTGCTTTTGCATATATATCAGAAGCAGCAATAGTAATTTGATTTCCAACAGCAGGTGCGCTCCAATCTGGATCTATATTACCACTTCTATCACGTTTAGACCAAACAAAACTTGTACTTGGGATTTGATTTGTTATATCTACATTACCCTTTTTAACAGTACAAGTTAAAGTTATTATCGTATCTGTTCTTAAAATTATATTACCAATATTAGAAGAAATTTCAACCATTATTGGCGTAGCTTCTTCTAACTCGTTTTCTATATGTTCATCCCACGTTGTTTCTTCACCCGTTTCTGAGTTATATTCAAATACCAGCTCTCTAGCATTAATACGTAAATGTTTATCGTCATTACCATCAGTATAAAAAGCAATATATTGATTTTCATCACCAATATACATATTATCAGTATAGATGCCTTGAGTGCCTTCCATATAGTTGTGATACAGTGCATGAACTTGTGGATTAGAACCAGTATATTGCATTATTGGTAAAGTACCTAAAATACCACGATAATTATAAGAAACCTTTAAATCTTTAGTATCATCAACAACTGTTTCAAATAATGAAATCGCACGAGCTGGTAAATTTACAGTATTATCAGAGCTATTAATTCCAATTCCATAATTAGAAGTACCAATCTTATGAGTAACAGGGTCTTCTTCTTTATTACCCATATCTACTAGCGCGCCACCAATTAAATCTTCAACAGAACTTACCGCAGCACTTTGTGTATTCCCAACCATTGCGGCTGCGCCTTCTAAAGTAATCACACCATTGGTAATATCGCTTATCTCATAGACATGAGTTAAGCCGTTGTTTTGTAAAAGCTTATCAGTTATTGGGTCAACTGTATCAGGCGGATTATCTCCAGAATAATAATTGCTTATCTTACACCATTGTCCTTCTTTAAAAAGAACTTGTTTTTCAACAGTTAATAATAAATCTGTTTGATTTTCTGCTATAACCGCAGAACGTATCGTAGATGATGGTCTAAAGATAAATACACCACCAACAGATTGTATCTCCGCATATTCAAATACAGCTGTTTTAATCGCTCCGCGCGCCGTAATATTATTGAATACGGCATCTCCGTCTTTATTAATTAACCAACCATATCCTGCGCCATCTTGATAGTTAGAAGTTTTTATCGAGGCATCATTACCATCAATTATAATGTGGTCTTGAGTTTCATTACCTACATTAACAATACCACTAAAGTTACCACCAGTCGCATTTAACGTACCTGTAATAGTAATGTTACCATCATCACCAGTTTTTATAACCTCATCGCCATCATTATTCTTTATCCGAATACCATAAAGTGTCGGTAATTCTTCGGCGCCCGCAGCATCAGGACTAGTAATACCTTCACCCCACTCAAGCGCACCAATTTTAATTTTTTCTTGGAAATTACCTTGCTGTAGCGGATCATTTAAAACCCTAAAGTCGTTATCTGTCGTAATTTCGACCTGGCCGCCACCAGCATATCTATTCTTGATAAAAAATCCATCCCAAGTAACAGCAAAATGTGCTTTTTCAAGTACATCATCTAAACTTTGCGCTTTAAATACATCATTCTTAATACCATACAATCCATACTGGTCATAACGCACATATGTCTGTAAGTCATACGAACCGTCATCAGTTGTACTAAACGCACTAATGCCTGCCTTATCCCAACGGAAACTCGGATTGTCTTGATTACCAATAATAATTTCATTTGTATTTAAACTTCCTGTATATACAACTCCTACATTAATACCTTGACCATCAATAGCAGTAGACCAATTTTCACCACCATCAGATGAAACTCTAATACCTTCACTATTAATTAATACCCTATTCGCAGGATTATTTAAATTTTGAACAAGTACATTTTCTCCATCTATTAAAACAGAACCATCACTTGTCAATGAATATTGTTTACCACTTACCCTATTTAAAGAATCAAGTAATACATTCTGATTTAAAGTTCCATCTGCATCTAATAAAGAACTTATCTTAGTATACGTAGCTTCATTATACTGAACAGTTTGAACCGTTGCACTAATACGCTGGAATAAATCTTCAAACTGCGTTTTAAAATTTTGAACAGTTATAACATTTTTATCAGGCTCATCTAAGTGCCATTCGACTTCCGATACGATTACTTCCTCTCGCGCCGGAGTCATTATACCTTCAATATTCGCCCAACCAAAGAACTCAGTATCCTCAATATAAGTTTTATCGCCAGCATCAAATGTATACCATTCAAAACCCTCTAACTGGCTTATCTCAACTACGTTAATCGTATACGATACAACTGGTTGCGCCGAGGTATTACTAACTTGAACAGCATCAAAGTAATATATATCAGCATCAATGTAATCTGTAGAACTCCAAGTTCCTTCTTGGATATATCTACTATATTTATTATTAAAAGCCTTAGTTAAAATATCCTTTTGCTCTCGAAGGTTATCAATTTCATCCTCAACACCTTCAACCGTCTCAATCGAATTAATCTTAAAAATTGCAGTTTGTAAATCATTTATAGTATAAGAAGTAACTGATTGATTATCTGCATTTTTAACCGAATATCCACTTGGCGCCGTAAACGTAATTACCCTATCATTCTTTTCAATGTCAAAATATTTTCTACTAACTGTAGATTCATATGTCGATCCACCAAGAGTAAAACTAAAACCTGGCAAGTAATCATTCAATTCAACATATACATGACGCTGGTTATTATCATCGCGCCCAGTCCATACTTTTACTTTATAGTTCTCTGAACCACGAAGCTTTTTTCTAACTTGCCAATATTCTTTCTCAATATTTGTTAATAAACCAGAATAACTATTGATAGTCGAAGAACTTACATATAACTTAGCAAGTACGTCGAGAATTGTATCTTCTTCAGTAAGCTGCTCTGTTTCTTCTAACGTAGTATGTTGTAATCTATATTCGTCATAAGTTTTACCTGTTAAATTCTCAAACTCTCCTAACGATTCGCTTTTTGTATCCTGCGCCGTCTTAACTAATTCTGTATAAACATTACGCTTACTACCGAGCGCCAGCATAGATGCTTCTAAATCGCGCCGTTCTTGTTCTTTTTCAGCTATCTGTATATTTAAATCAGCAACCTGTGAAATAAAGTTCAGCCTATCTGGTTCTGCTTCTTCCCTATTTAACAAACCTTGATTATAGAAATAATCAAAATTTAAAATATATGATTCTTTACTTGTATTAAAAGACGAAGAAGCAATAGATACATAACCTTCATCAACATAATCAGATTGAGATTGATCTACAATTAACTTAGTAACTACCTCATCAGAATTTACATTCCTTTCAATAGTATCTAAATTAATACCATATTTAAATCCTGCCCAATTATCTTTACCTGCAAATTCTTTTAAGTAGACATACTTCTCTAATAAGCCTTGCTCATCACGTAATATATATCCATTATCATCGTGATTAACAACTAAGTCAATCCAACATTCAAAAGTCTCTGCTATCGTTTGTAATATATCAAAGCAATTAGATTGAGAAGCACTAATTGACAAATTCTTTTCAGACTTTTCATTATATAAAGGAACTATATCTTCACTAATTCCATAAGCATTTTTTAATTCATCTGCCGTTGCATACTTATTGATGTCTTCAGCGGCCGCACCATCAGCTGGCTTGATATAGTAATAATCTGTTGCCTCAGAAACAGCAGTTGGTATATTACCCATTAACATTGGAGTCTGTCCAGTTGGATCGCTTGCATCAGCTACAAAACGAGTTAACTGTACGTCTTGTAAGTAGTACGTCCCTGCTCCAGATGTACTATAAATGAAAATACCAATTCTTTCTGTTACATCCTTAATTACGCTATTAGGTACAGATTTCTGCGCCGTAGCAGTCAAATAGTAGTAAGGCAAGTAATTTGAGTTGGTCAGCAACTTAAATGTACCATCATTTCCGCCCCAGACATATTGTTTATTGTCTGCACCATTCACATATACATACTTAGTAGACGGAGTTTGAACTACATCATCTATCACATAGTCATATTTTCCACTACTATTCCGCACTAAAGAACCGCCTTCAATTACATTGTTTAATACCCTTGGCGTTCCTTCAAAACGAAGAATTATATTATTCGGATCGATATGCTTATAATAATAACCATATCTTGTTGGTGTATCCTGTGTGTATTTCGCAACAATTAATCCCAAAGTTTGCGTAGGATTTAAAGTTGGAAAATTTCCTTGACCCGCGCGCCAGCGGAATACAAACTTCTGTCCTTTTGAAATTGATTCCACAAAAGAAGCATTGTTTTCAATACCACTATTAAAAACAGCATTTTCATAATTGTTAGTTAATCGTCCATTAAACTGAACTTTTAAAAAACCTTCAATCTGTGAAAGAGCAGTAATATTCGCCAGCTCCTTTCCAGTACCAAGTTCAGGTCTTGTTTTTAGCTCAAGCTTTTTAACTGTAGTGCCTTGCGGCACATCAACATATGGATTCCACCCTTGTAGAGATCCATCTTCTAATACATTAAAATTCTCACCGTTCGTAACAAAATTTATTAATACATTAGAAGTAGTATATATATAATCAGTGTACTTATAAATTTCTCTATCGCCAGCTTTATATCTACTAACTGTTCGTTCTGTTACTGGATCATAAGTAGTTAATTGATTATAAACCAAACGATTTCCTTGATAGAATCCGTCTATATTTGTAAAAGTAATAACAGTATTACCATTTACTTTAATTTCAGTATTTGTAATTTCTGCATCTTTTAAAATACGATAATTTGTAGCAGTAATTACATTCTTATCATCAACAGTATACGTACCTGACTGCTTAATAAACTGAACATTCTTTCCGTCTTTATTTTTTATATAGCTATAAAAAACATAGACATTACCATTAACAGTCTCTAATAATCCCGTATCAGTATTGAGTACCTCTATGTCGCCATTGGTGCTACCTCTATACAGTGGCTCCGCAATATACTGCCTTCCTATATCTGTACTACCAACTCTCCAATCTGTATCTTTTAAAGTTTCCGTCGCAAGTTCTCGCGCCGTACCCTGATTATTATTTAAATCATTATTAAAGGTAATATTATACCCATTCTTTGCTAATTCAAGAACAAAAGCATCGGTACAAGTATAGCTCCAACTATACTCATCACTAGACTCGGTATGATCTTTTACAATAAACTCATACCACTGTCCATCATACTTCAATTTTACTTTTCTCTCATTAACCAATAATCCCGCAAAAGGATTAATAACTTCTTCATTTTCGCTATATGGATCAAAATACTTATATTTCAAAGAAAAAGATAAAGTCTTCTCACCATTAGCCTTCTTATTAAAAACAGGGTCGTAGACTTTATTCATCCCAGTCATCGTATCCGACCCTATAATAGCTATTTTCTTTTCAATAAATCCGTTTTGAGTGAGTTCATCTTCCCAAACGGAAATTTCATACGGCTTCTTTAATAGCTCACCCATAACGCCTCCTTAGAAGTAAAGATAATCATAAAATATCTCTATACCTTCTGCTCCATTCGTCACTTGTATAGTGGCGCCATCATACTTACTATTATTTGTTTCCAATTGGAAAAATTGACCAGCTTCTACATATTCATTATAAATATTGCCCGAAGTCTTATAAGTTGCATTACCACTTATATCATAGCCAAACTCAGAAACACCAATAATTAATTGGTTATTTGTATCAACTATTACACCCACATCTCCATTCTTTAAAGTAATAGGGTTGATTAATAAATATTTATTTTCATCACTGGCTACTAAAGCTGGCTGATACGTCAATCCAATTTGATTTCCTAATGTAGCGGCCGGAAGATATAAACGAAAACCAGTCGCCACATCACCAGGATTGTAAACTTTAATAACCCCTTCGTTATACGTATCAAATTCGGCATATTCATCTCTAGTTAAAATTCCGCTAGATTCTGCCCATTCATAAGTTCCTTCTGGCATTATTTTAAAAGCTGACTTTGCAAAAGGAAAATAGCACACAAAACTAATTTTTCCTTCGCCTTTATAAATGCGCTGAGTACGAGAATAATCATATACATAAGGAGTTACTTTCTCTCTAGTAATAACAGTCTCAGTAACTTCTACTTCCTCGCCATCAATTTCTTGAGTTGTTGTAGCTTCTGATCTATCAATAACCCGAACTCCATCTCGTTCTTCACCTATTGTTCTATAGGGCGCATCAAAACAAACATAAGAAAGCTCAATTGGACTTTCTAACTTTGCAATATATTTTTTATAAGGACGTTCATCAAAGATTAAACTTTTGTTACTTTTTGTACTGAAAACTTTTCTTAATTGTCGAAATTGAGCTTCAGTTAAATAATCAAAAGCTATTTCTAAATCTAAAACTCTAGTCCCATAATCACTTCCAAAATAATATTCTCCATTTAACCCCGGAATCTCAACAGACCTATCTTTAATTTCTGGTAGTATCTGTTCTTCATATCTATCACCGCCAGAAACTCTCAAGATTCCTAAGTCTGAAGTTTTTATTCCTCCAAATGTAAAACCTGTAAAGTCTCCCATTTCCTTTAACTCCTAATAAATAACTTATTCTTTTGTATAAGTTAAAAAACTATGGTCTTTTAGACATTTCTTATATACTTCTCGAATTGTGGCGATAGCTAATACCGCCTTATTATTTTCATAATCTTCATGGTCACGACAATAATTTTCATATAAATCAACATCCTCTAGAACTTCATCAAAATGTTCCTTTGAATGTAAGCGAGCATGAAGAATCTCATCATTAAATCTTAGAATCCGCTGGCGCGCTTGGCGCACTCGTTCTAATTCTTCTTTCTTACCCATATCATCGACTTTTTTATCTACGTTTTCAATACGTTGAGATAAAGCTTCAATGTCTTCTTTTATCTCGCTATTAACACCTTTTCCTATAATGCGGAAAAGCCATTGCCATAGATTAATTTGAATTGGTGGAATTTTGATCATCCCTACGAGGATAACCAAAATGCCTGCTGCGCCTGTCTCTAAAATATTTTGTAATTCTACCATTGTTTTTTTCCTCCGTTATCCTCTATAAGGACATTTGTCTTCTTTAATAAGTAGAGTTAATAATTTTAAACTCTACTTTTTTCATAGGAGGTGTGTTATGAGTAAAGGAGAAGAAAAAATTATAACACTATTACAGAAAAGTCAATACAATTTTGAAAGAGAAAAAAGTTTCGAAGATTTAAAAATGGGACGTTATAGATTTGACTTTTATGTTTATTATTATAACCGTATGGTTATCATTGAATTTCAAGGACAACAGCATTATCAATATATCGAAAAATTCTATCGCAATCGCGCCCAGTTCGAAAGCGCAAAAGAAAGAGATAGACGAAAGATAAGCTATTGTCTAGCGCATAATATACCAATTTACATAATTCCTTATTGGGAAATTGATAACATTCATACGGCAGCCGATCTATTCAATTCAAAGTTTTTAGCAAAAAGTCGCTGGAAAAATGACCAAGATTGGCAAAAGCATAAAATTTGACAACGGATATGAAAATTTGTTATACTATAATAGAGAGAGAGATAAGTGAATAATAAGGAGAGTAAATATGACTTATGAAATCGTATTATTCGCCTTTCTTTTTATTATTGTAGTATTATTATTTATATTTTATATTAGGAAGAATTTTGAATTTAAAAAATTAAAACAAGCCAAAGAAGACGAAATTAAAGACATATTTAAAGAAAGGTGGAATAAAGAAGAACAACATTTAAATAATTTACAACAAGTTAAAGAACGCGCCTTAGAAGAAAAGTATAATGAGAAAATTAAGTTTGCAAATGAAACTTATGAGCTTACGGTAGATGGGCTAAAAAAGAAACTCGAATCGGTTGAATTCGTTTTAAAAGAAAAAGAAAAACGATATGAGGAAGTAAACCAAGATTTAAACTTATATAAAGAAGGGAAAATTAAAGAAATTGATGGCGCCGCCGCTGAATACGAACAACGTAAGCGATTAGAAAATGTTAAAGCAATAGAAGAACATAATAATTCTATGAAAAAGGCTAGTGCCGAGCTTCAAGAACAATTAAAACGCTCTGAAGATGTTTTAAGAAATCAAATCGAAGAAATTAAAGCTGAATTAGAGGAAGAACGTAGAAAGCGCGAGGCCGTTAATGAAGAAATTTTACGACAGCGCGCCCTCGAAGAAGAACAAGACTTTTATCGTATTCAACTTGACCCAAACGATAAAGATGATGTGGAGATTTTAAGAAATATAGCTCCACGTCTACGACATCCGGAAGCTATTAATAAAGTTATCTGGTCTGGTTACTACCAAAAACCATTGGCAGAATTGCGTAAGCGTTTACTCCCACATGGAGACAAGAGTGGTATATATAAAATTACACGAATTAAAACTAATGAAATATATATAGGGCAAACCACTTCCATAGATAAACGCTGGCAAGAACATGTAAAAACGGCTTTAGGAGTCGGGACATTAGCTAATTCACAATTTCATAGAACTATGAGCAAAGATGGCCCAGAAGGATTCTATTTTGAAATTTTAGAGGAAGTAGAAAAAGATAAATTAAGAGAGCGAGAAGCTTACTATATCCAATGGTTTAAAAGTGACAAATTTGGACTTAACTCCAACAGTGGAGATAAGAATAAATAAACGCGACAGCGAAGGAGAATAAAATGGAATTAACAAACATTCAAAAACAAATTATTACAACAGAAGAACCTAAAGTAGTTGTACTTAGTAGCGCAGCAAGTGGAAAGAGCAGGGTAATTGTAGAAAGAATAAGATATTTGCTTAATCAAGGGGTTGACCCATCTAAAATTGTAGCAATTACTTTTACAAATAATGCTGCTTCAGTAATGTATGAACGATTGGGATTCCCAAATGGATTATTTATCGGAACTGTACATTCATACTGTAATTACTTACTCCGCGGCGGCGCTGTAGATACAACTGATATTATAAAACAAGAACGATTTGATGACTTATTTGAAGAGATTAAACATAATTTAGATTGTATTAAAGAAGTGGATTATTTGTTACTCGATGAAGCGCAGGATAGTACAAAAGCGCAATTTGAATTTTTCGAACTTATTAATCCAAAAAATTATATGTATGTAGGAGATGTAAAGCAGACAATTTTTACATTTAATGGTTCTGACCCAAATTATTTAATTAATCTATGGAACCAACCTGATGTAACCGTATATAAAATGACACAAAATTTTAGAAATGTATCTGATATTCTACGTTTTGCAAAAAAGTTTTTATATCGGTTAGGTCCAGATTATAACGACGATTCAATACCAATGCGGCGCGCCGATGATGAGAATTTGATTCATGTATTAGAAGGAAACTATACTCCATCTGAGGCGGTTGAATCACTTATTCGTACAAATGATCGGCTTGGCGCCGAGTGGGGCGACTGGTTCGTACTCTGTAGAACAAATAAAGATGTGGAATTGTTTCAGTTTCTTTTTGAAAAGAAAGGTATTCCAACCGATACTTTTAAACAATCAGATTTAACTAATTCTGAAATTAATAAGAAAATTAGTGAGAATACAATTAAAGTGCTTACAGCACACAGTGCCAAAGGTATGGAAGCTCCGTATGTATTATCATATAATATACGAGCTTATAACGATGATGAAGCGAGGTTGTGCTATGTGGCGGCAACTCGTGCGAGAGACTTTTTAATTTGGGCAAAGATGCCACCAAAGAAGAAAACGAAGAAAAAAATTGTTAATTGGGAATAATAAAATTTTATTTATAAAAGGAATATATTATAGGAGGTTAGTCGATGGAAAATAAATCTAAAGACGCAACAAGAGTAGAAGAATTTGTTAAATTAATTAAAGGTGAGGATACTACAGCTATTGCTATGGGTATTCAAAATCCTTCTATTTATAAGGACTTTTTAAACGCAAGTTCTACTGAAGAAAAAATTAGATATGGTTATGCAGCCGGTTTAATTACTTTAGATGACTTAGAATGGATTGAAGAAAATATGGAGAATTTAGGATTGACGTCACAGCAATCAAGTGCTGACAACGGAGAAGAATAAATTAAAGACGAGTTAGAAACTCGTCTTTTTTATTGATAAATTTTAATAATTTGACTTTTTACTCCTAATCTGTTATACTAATAATAGTATAAGAAAGGAGGCAAATCGATGTTTAAAGTCAAACGCAAAGATACAGGAGAAATTTGTCAAGTTTTGGATACATATTGCGAACAGCCTTTCCATTTTACCTATTTCTTAATTTGGGATAATAATGGATGGCGTTGGCGCCCAGCTGATAAATTTGTACCACCGAACTGGAAAGGAGACAGAAATGAAAAATAAGGTTTCAGAAATTGAATTTCATATTACATTTGGAGAAGCAGAAGATTGTATTCTTCGCGCAGCGGAATTGATTAAAGAAGGATATGAACTTTATTCATATAATTATGATACTCCAAAATTTACTTTTGGTGAGGAAACTGAACCATTCATTCATGTAACATTTAAAAGGAGTCACCATGAATAAACGAATCAAAAAGAAACAAATAAAAATGAATAATAAAAAACTTTGTGAACGCTATCCTTTTCTTATTCCTCGAAATAGGTGGACGGATAAAATAATGTGGGATAAGACAAATAAATATCTTATGCCTTATTCTTACACTGAACTCGATGCAATGCCAGATGGTTGGCGGCGCGCTTTCGGAATAGAAATGTGTGAAGAAATTAGAAAAGAACTTGTAAAATATAACTATCTTGATAAATATAGAATTGTACAAATTAAAGAAAAATTTGGCGGACTTCGGTGGTACGATTTTGGAGCACCAAAAGATTCAAAAATTTGGGAAATAATTGACAAATACGCCGAACTTTCTCACCACACATGCATGATATGCGGCAGACCAACAGAAACATCTTCTGATGGCTACTGGCTAGATACACTTTGCGATAAATGCAAAGAAAAAATTAATAGGAGATATTTTTATGGATAGTAGAATAAATAAGTTAATTGAATCGCTTGTAGAATCAGAAAAAGATAATTACGATTTTACTGACATCGTTGACCTACACAATGGAATCAATCGCCATATGCATCTTGGCGCCATTGATAACGATATAGCTGATGCAATTGACAATTATATTCGTTTTTTTAATAAGCAAGATGAACAAAACAATACCCCGATTGAAAAAAGAAAACCAATTAAAATATATATTGACTCAATTGGTGGTGACATCATGGGAACACTAACAATCATTGATTCAATTCGCCAGTCTAAAACTCCAATCTGGACAATTAATACTGGACAGGCATATAGCGGAGGATTTTTCTGTTTCATCGCAGGGCATAGACGTATTAGTTATCCCAACGCATCATTCTTATTCCATGAAGGTTCAACTGGTACTTTCGGAGATGCAAATAAATTCAATAATTGGGCCGACTTTTATAAGAAAATTCTTCGTAGACTGCGCGAGGTCACATTGAAATTTACCAAAATTAGTGACGAAGAATATAATGAGCATCAAAAAGATGATTGGTGGTTTTTCGCGGATGAAGCCTTAGAAAAAGGAATTTGCGATGAAATCTCGACAGAGTTTGTGTAAAGGAGACAATTAATGGAATATAATGCTAAATCTATTGAAACACTTTCATTTAGAGATGCTATAAGAGAACGTGTTGCAATGTACATGGGGAGCGCCGATAATCAAGGCGTTCTCCAGTGTGTTCGTGAAATTATCACCAATTCCATAGATGAAATGACAATGGGATATGGAGATACTATTTGGGTTGAATTAGATAATAACCGAGTAACAATTCAAGATAACGCTCGCGGAGTTCCATTTGGCTTACGTGATGACGGAACAGAAGTCATGGAAGCAATTTATACCATGCCTCACACAGGTGGTAAATTCGATGAAAAGGTTTATCAAAATGTCGCAGGTATGAATGGAATAGGAGCAAAAGGAGTGGCGCTATCTAGCTCTTACTTTTTTGCGTCTTCATGCAGAGATGGAAAACAAGCTACTCTTATTTTAAAAGATGGAATAAAAGAATCTTTTGAAATTGAAGAAATTGATGATATAGACCTTCATGGTACAGGAGTTACTTTTGTTCCTTCGCAAGAAGTTTATAATCTTGAGCCAATACATATTGATTTTAATGATTTAAAAGAAATGTGTAAGAACTGGTCTTACTTAACTCCTAATGTGAATTTTAAGCTCTACAATTACGATACTGGCGAAGAAATAAATTACAAATCAACAAATGGAATATTAGATTTTCTTAAAGATACAATCACAAAACCAATTCATAAAACTCCACTTTATATTTCAATAGAAGAAAATGGAATTGAATGTGAAGTTGCTATGCAGTGGGCGGCCGCCCGCAATGAACACTGGTATGTATTCACTAATGGATTGGCAAACTCAGAGGGCGGCACTTCACTTACTGGAGTAAAGACTTCTATAACTAATTTCTTTAAAAAGAAATTCAAGGGTGAATTTGCGGCTGATATTGCTCGTGGAGGACTTTACTATATCGTTAATTGTAAAATACCGAATCCATCATTTGCCAATCAAACGAAGACAAAAGTCAATAATCCTGAACTTCGCGGCCTGGCGCAACGTGCGACGACGCAAATGTTAGAAGATTTTAGTAGACGACATCCCGCAGAGTTTGAACAGATTTTAACTTTACTTACAAAAGAACTGAAAGCAGAAAGGGCGGCCGAGCGTGCTCGTAAACAAGTATTAGAAGCTGGAAAGGAAATTGAAAAAAATCAAAAGAAAAAAGTTTTTGCATCAGATAAGCTGAAAGATGCAGAATTTCTTGGAGAGAATTCAACACTTCTTCTCGTAGAAGGTAATTCCGCAGCAGCTTCAATGGCAGTTGCACGTGATGTCACTAAATATGGAATACTTGCTCTTCGCGGTAAAATGATTAATTGTTTGAGCAATCCTGATGAAAAGATTTTTCAGAATGAAGAAATCAAGCTTTTCCTTAGTGCAATGAATATAGTGCCAGGAAAATATAATAGTAATAAATTGAGATATGGAAAAGTAGCAATCTGTACAGACGCTGATTCAGATGGATCGCATATCGGTCTTTTGATAATGGCGGCGCTTCGTTATTTAGCACCAGAATTTTTAGATGAAGGACGTTTATACTGGTTACGCTCCCCACTTTATATCGTAAAGCAAGGGAAAAATGAATCATATTATTTTACTGACAATGAATTTGCTAAAGCAAAAAGTAAAGTAAAAGGTGAAGTTCAGCGTAATAAAGGACTTGGCGCCCTGTCCGAAGAACAAGCTCGGAGGTCAATGTTCACTGAAGAATTTCAGAGAATGGAGCAGTTAATTCCTACAGAAGACAGTCTCTATCTTTTAGAAGACCTCATGGGAGAGGATGTGCAGCCAAGAAGAGAATTTATTTTTAATAATATTGATTTCAATGAAATTAGAGAATAAAATTTGATTTCTTTTAAATTTTTATATATAATTTATATATAAGATGAAGAAAGGAGATATTATGAAACTTGTTAAAGTAAAATTCGAAAATAGCTATTTTGATAAGGTTTATTATTATCGAACTCAGTTTAACCTTATTAAAGGCGGAGTATATGATATTTGGGCTGATAAAACAACCCATTACTGTAATCCTGTAACTGTTATTGACGATAATGTTTCGACAAGAGAACTTCCTGTAGGAGTTGCTATTAGAGAAATTACTTCTGCAAAGGTAGTTGGTGCGCCGCCTAAGCCAACAGGTGGAATTGAAAACATTTATCTCAATGAAGATAAAGGAACGGTTGTTATTAAATGGGTTGATGGCACAAAAACCAAAGTAAAATGTCAAGATAATGAACCTTTCGATGCAGAAAAAGGAATTGCTCTTTGTTTTATGAAACGAGCCTTCTTTAATCGAGGATGTTATAATGATGTCTTTAAAAAGTATATAGGAGAAGTAGATGAGTAATTTAAGACCAATCATAGAAGATAGTTTTCAACAATATGCAGGAGCAGTATTACAGTCTCGTGCATTAGTTGATGTACGCGATTGTCTTAAACCATCTGCTCGTCAAATTTTCTATTGTCTTTATACAGATAAATTTCTTCATTCCAAGCCTTTTAAGAAGACCTTAAAAGGTATTGGTTCTGCTATGCGTATGTATATACATGGCGATTCAAGTTGTGAAGGAGTTATAATGCGGGCGGGTCAGCCATTTGCCATGCGTTATCCTCTTATTGAGGTAGAAGGTTCGTATGGTAATTTAATGGAGTCTGGCAATTGGTCAGCGCCACGTTATACTTCCGCGCGGTTATCTGCTTTATCAGAATATCTATTTAAAGATATTGATAAAGATACAATTGAAGAATGGAGAGATAACTATGACGATACAGAACAGTATCCAGTTGTACTACCGACGAAAGGATTTTTTAATATAGTAAATGGAACTATGGGTATTGGAGTTGGTGCTGCTTCTTCAATTCCGCAGTTCAATTTACAAGAAGTTAATAACGCTTTAATTTATCTTTTAAAAAATCCTGATGCTTCATTTGAAGAGATATATTGTGCTCCAGATTTTGCTACTGGCGCAGTATTATTAAATGAGAATGAAATTAAGGAAGGTTTAAAAACTGGATACGGATGTTCATGTAAGTTACGTTCAGTAATTGAATATGATAAATATGAGCGTTGTTTTATCGTTAAAGAAATTCCATATAGTGTATATACAAATACAATATGTAGAGAGCTTGAAGAAATTTTAAATGGAGATGAAAATCCAGGTATTGAAAGGTTTAATGACTTAACTGGTTCTTCTCCAAATATAAAAATTTATCTTAAAAGAAATGCTAATCCAGACCGTTTATTAAAATTCTTATATAAGAATACCTCACTTCAGTCTTATTATGGAATTAATATGACCATGTTAGAAAATGGTCGTTTTCCAAAAGTATTTGGCTGGAAAGAATTATTACAATCTCATATTAACCATGAGAAAATAGTATATAGACGAGGTTTTGAATTTGACCTTAATAAGAAGTTAGCAAGAGTTCATATTTTAGATGGTTTGTTAATTTGTTTGGCTTCTATTGATGAAGTAGTACAAGTAATTAAAAAATCAGCTACTACTGCCGCGGCGAGTAAGTCATTACAAGAAAAATTTCTCTTAGATGGCGCGCAGGCTAAGGCAGTACTTGATTTAAAGTTATCAAGACTTGCTCATTTAGAAGTAGAAAAAATTGAAAACGAAAAAAAGAAACTTGAATCTGAAATTGAAGAACTTCGAACTATTCTTAATAATGAAGACAAATTCAATGAACAATTAATAAATGGATGGAATGAGGTTTCAAAAAAATTTGGTGATAGTAGACGCACTCAAATCTTAAATATTGAAAATGAGGATGATGAACCAAAAGAATTACGTAAACTATCTATTAACCTATCCAATTTAAATAACATCTATGTCCATGAAGTATCCTCACTTTATTCTCAAAGTCGAGGCGGCGTAGGTAAAAAATTTAAAATGAATAAGGGAGAATTTATTATTTCTACTCAAAATGGAGATAATAAAAGCATAATTCTTTTCTTTACAAAAAGCGGAAACTATTATCATTCTAAATTAGCTGATATTCCAACTGGTGAAGTAGTTCCAGTTGAGTCAGTTTGCGCTATGAGTAGTGAAGAAGAAGTTTGTTATATGAGAGTAGTCGATAAAGAAACTCTCAAAAATAATGAAAACAATATTATCTTTTTCACAAAACACGGATTTATGAAGAAAAGTAAGCTAAGCGAATATAATGTTACAAGACAGACAGGTGCAAAGGCTTTAACTTTAGAAACAAATGATGAAATATGTTCTGTAGCTGTAACAAATGATAGTCGTGTTGGTATGCTTACAGCGCGCGGTCAGTTTGTAATTTGTGAAACCAAAGATGTACGTTCTATTGGTCGTGTTGCCAAAGGAGTAAAAGGGATTAAATTAAACGAAGGAGATCAATTAGTATCTGCAAAAGAAATTTCAAACAATACTAAAGAAATTATTAGTATTAGTAAAATGGGTTATACTAAGCGAACTCCAATAAGTGACTTCTCTGTAACTAATAGAGGAGTTAAAGGTGGTAAAATCCATAAGTTAAAAGATAATACTGATGAATTAGTTTCTTTCTTACCAATTAGTACAGAAACAGAAGTTATAGTTGTTGCAAATAAAACTCAAATTAAAATTAAACTATCTGATGTTAATCTTTTAAGCAAAGGCGCGCAAGGTACAAAGACAATTAAAATTACTGACAGTACAAGCGTTATTGGAATGACAATTTTTTAAGAAAAAAGAGCTATCAAAATTTGAGTTTTAATAAAATTTAATATATAATATATATAGAAAGTTGAGAGAAAA